GCAAGAGTATTCTTTTTATTCAATACATCTTTCTCTTGAGTATCAAGGTTTTTTATAATGTAGTCATCTGAAGTATTTACAGCAGAATTCAGTGGTATTGTGAACTGGTTCATAAACTATTTGTTTATTGACTTCCAGCATTTCTGTCTGAAATGTATTGGTTGTAGGCATATTTCACGCTGTCAGCTATATCTGGATGAAAGACATCATCATCTACTTTATATATTACACAGCCTTTCTCTGAGTTCCATTGCCAAACAAGCGCATCACATTCTTTATCGAAATGGTCATGTTGCTTTATCAGTAAGTCACCTAAAGCTAAACCTTCAGCAAGTCTTGACCACTGATAAGACTCATCCAACTTATATGCATTCTGAATGTTGAATACACCTTGGTTATAGATGTCCTGAGAAATCTGTTGATGAGATGAGTCAGCCACTATATGAATATCCTCATTTGGAATGTTGAAGTCTTTGTGTATTTTTTCAGAAATAAGTTTTGCCTGTTTTACTATTTCAGAAGCTGCTGTCTTATTCTGTTTCCATTCATCTACTAAATATGCTTGTCCTTTGCTATCTATAATAATAGGAGCAAAAGAGCTATAATCACGCCAGCCATAGTCAACACCAATATAGCATTTTACAGGTTTGAAGTCTTGTGGTATTTCTGTATAATACTTTCTATCAGGAAGAATCATTCTTTCAGTATCATATGCTATCTCACCAATATACTCACGTCTAAAAGTAATGTTGTCCTTAGTCCAGTGGTTTTCTTCAAGTACAGACTCTAATGCGTGTTGATAATCTGGTATAGTAGGATTGTTCTCCATTGTGGCGTGTGAATGAGACCATGACGTATCATTCAATAAATCTTCCCATTTAGTCCCAGCATAAATAGGAGCTGTTCCTAAACAAACAATCTCTCCGCCTCTGCCTTTTACAATAGGACCAATAATATCAGTAAGTAAATAATAAAGGCCTTGTTGAGACTGCATCTCATCTATAATAAAACCATAGGTATCTTTGCCTCTAAGCTTTTCCCTTTCTGATTTGCTATTGTTTCCCCAAAGCTGAATAGAGTTGCCATTAGACAAAAAAATAGTATAAGAACCATTATCTATACGGCTTGTTATTATATGAGCTTCTGTTATTGCTTTCTTCAGTTCTTCCCAATAAAGGCCTGCAGTCTTCTCCAATGTAAGACCCATTATAACAACTTCTCTAGGCTTCTCATCTTTGTCTAAAACCATTCTCAATGCAAGTCTAACAGCTGTATGAGTTTTACCAGCACGACGTCCCCATAGCATTGTCTTACGTTTATTTGTGTCATCGTAAACAGCTTGCTGATACGGAAATAGTTTTGAACGAAGAAGATAGCGGCTGAAGTCGGTATCAACAGCCTTTCTTTTATTATAAAACTCTTGTGTTTCTTTTACTACTTTTCCGACTTCTCTCATAGCGGAGAGAGCTGTAGTTGGATCATTTGCTAAGTTCTGCTTCAACTTATCCATGTTGGTATCTACAAATGACTCTAACCAGTTGGATTTATTTGTAGTACCATATTCAAACTTTTTTGCATAAGCTGAATACAAAACTTCATCAAGATCTTGAGAAGGCATAAATAAAGTACAGCCGCCAACTTTCAATGCTGGCATCTTTTTGCCATTTAGAGTTCCAACTGTTTTCTTTATTTTAGCCATTCTCTATTATTTCCTTATTACTCTGACGCACCTTCAGCCATTGCTTTTTTGAATTCCTCTTGGAGCTGTTCGTCTGTAAGCTCCTCAGGCTCATCTTCTTTATCAGCATCGATAGGATCGCCGTCAACTTCTTTCTCTTCAGCTTTCTCTTCTTTCTTCTCACGAAGCGCATCAATACGAGCCTGAAGATCAGCAATTCTAGCGTCCATGCAACCTGCTTCATCAAAGTCTTCAGAGTCATACCCCTCAGTAGCACGGAGGTCATCAAACAAACTTCTTTCAAGGTCATAATCTTCGCCAAACAATGCTTTGTAAGGATCGATAAGACCAGCAAGTTTTTCACCATAGTTGGTTTTGAATGCATCGAAGTCTTCTGCATCTTTATATTCAGTAGCAGCCTGCTCCAATGAACCAATAATAACATCATTAGTGATATGCTCTAATGCTCTAAGGCGTTTGTCGAAATCCTCTAATGCTTCTCTAAGTTTTGTTCTAAACTCGGTATCCATCTTTGTAATATCTCCTATTATTTTCCGTGTCTCTCATTATACAGTTCTTCAAAAGATTTGAAGTTATTTTCCTGTTGTGAGGTACCACGTTTTATCGTTATCGTTGTCCCATCTTTTGCAACAACGGTAATTTCTACGTTATAGCCACTGCTTACAGTATCAGCTATAGTCTGCAACGCCATATAATCCATTGGCAACATAGCCAAACGTCTCTGAGCAGCGGAAATCTCTACTTCTTTTTTCAATACTTCTCTAAACCGCTTGATTGCTTGGAATAGTACCTTCATTGTTTTCTCCTAATACTGGGGTTGCTGCCTCTATTGGATTTGCCTGAGCTTCTTCTGCTGCATTATTTGGAAACTCGTAACTAGCTGCTTGAGCACCAGCGCCAGTAATATCAGTAGCAGCTCCAGATGACAATCCTTCTTCTGTTGTCAATTGCTCAGTTGGAGGCTGATTGCTCAGATCTGCAAATCCCTCTTCATTCATTTTCTCAAGTAAGTTTGTTTTCAGCTTCTCAAGTTTTACCAAACTTTCAGAGTCCTGTACTGACCACAGTTTATTCTCCTCTATAATAATCTGTGTAAGGAGCTGCTGGTAGCCCACGTACTCAGGAATCTCATAAATGCCTTTTTCAATTGCATTACTAATAGTAGCATCAATAGCATCTTGTACAGCTGCTGCACCACGATAAGCATCTTCCAAGTCAGGACTATCAAGATATAATGCAACTTTATCTGTAGTTATCAACCCAATCTGTGTCAGTTGGAGAATCTGTTGTATTTTTGTAGCAGGATCCTTTGATAATGCAGAGGCAGCGGAGAACTGTACTTTGAACAGATCTTTCTGTTTTCTAATATCATCCCAAGTATAATCTGCTGTATCTATAGATTTTGGAAGAATAGGACCATCATCCATTACTTCAATAATAAGGTTGGCCAAGTCAACAAACGCATGTACGTAGTTATCAACCTGAGTTTGGAATCTATCACTTTCAATGTCTTCCATAGTAGAAAGAGCAACGCCAGAATCAAGTCCAGATGGCTTTTGTGACTGCGCTGACAATTGTGAGATGCCTACTATTTCGTATGCTTTCTGAACATAGGTGTCGAGTAATGTACTCCACATTGGGTCAAATGGTGCAGGAGTAACATTTACAACAGGCAACTGATTATGATTTGGTCCCATCTTTACGAGATATGCATTACCTGTTTTATTACTAATATCCGCAGTTGTAAGAGAACTTCCTGCTTCCACAAATGTAGTATTTGCTGGAGTAAGTTGTCCTGCTGCTGAAATTTTAGCATTGATAATATCGATATTAGCCTGAATACCATTCAGCTCATCAACTATTGAAGTCGTTCTTGTTCCAAAAACTGGTCTTGTATGATACAAACTGACTATAGGAATAATATCTGCTCTATATGGTGCTTCTTTTTCTTTTGCATTTTCAACATAAATAAAACATTTATGTTCTACTGTATCGAATAACAATTGAAGACGAACATAGTCAAGTCCATACTGCTTTGTTATGCCATATTTACTGAGCATAGTAACAGGCATGTTTTTATACTCTACTAACAACTTAGTAGGCGTACCATAACCTTTTTCTGTATTAGCTATACCTACTTGCCATGTTCCAGGAACTTCAATCTCTTTTGTCCAGGTATTGAAGAATACATAGCCGGAGCCAAATATACAAGCGTTTCGATATGCTAACGACATTTTGTTAGAAATATGCTCTGTATCGTAAATAATATCAAAGAACTGCTGTGCTTGCTTTACTATTTTACGAGTTTCATACAAACCATTTACAGGATTGAAATAAGGTCGTACTTTTTGACTAGCAAGTTTGCTCACTAATGTATCTATAACAGACTTGATAACATTTATTTTTGGGCTAACTGCAAGGTCAGCATCCTGTACGTTCCAATATCTAAAGTTCCATACTTGGTCAGAATATTCATTGAAATACTCAAGGTCAACAGTAACATCATTCAAGTAACGCGCCAACTGAAATGAACGCAGTCCTATCTCAGCATCTATAATAGATTGCAGTTTCTGTAATGTTCTAGCTGTTGACCAGTTGTTTTTTGTAGCCATAAACTATTTGTTTGTCTAAAGCAGGCCTATTACATCATCCTCTTGAATAAGTCTTTCGTTAGAATCTCCAGTAGGACTTGGACTGCTGTTCAGTTTATCAAACAATACAGTAGCTCCTACTATCAAGTCATCTTTATTTACTACATCCTTTCCTACAAGTTTGATAACGCCAACGAGCTGTTGTTCTTGATTCTGTAAGGACAAAAGCAATCCGCTTGCTGTCTTTGTTTCTGTTTTCAACTCTACGATAATGTAGTCACGGAATAATTTGTTTATTTTCATCTCTAAAACTCCTCTGTAATATGTTCTTGTCTCAATCTATTTTCCTGCAACTCTTCAAAAGAAGATGTTCTCTCTGCGTTTACAACGCTCTCTTTGAAGCAAACATTTTTTGCCGCCCAATAAACTAATGTTGGCAAACTCCTGAAACTGTAGTCAGGATTTTTTATGTATCTCTGTACAAGGTTGAGTACGCCCTCATTCACTTTATCCTCAAAGTTTTGTACAAAGTTGCCTTTGTTTTGTTTTAGAATAGATGGGCCTATTGCTGCTTCGAAAAGTGGCATCAACTCAAACCATACAATGTTCTTATCATGTGTAGCATTATATCGAGCTTGAGCATCCTCAAATTTTTTCTGCGCTTCGTCCTGTTCTTCTTTAGATAATACTTTCTTCGTCAATCTCATATCTCCAATTTGGGTATGTACCACAGCCCATTCGCCAATCATAGAATACATTAGCTTCTGTAGGGATTTTGCTTGAAATAGCAAGTAAGAACATCTCTTTTTCTTTTATAGAAGGAAAGTGACAGTCTCTTACCAGCTCATACAACTTATCCATAGTAAGTGTAAAGCAGCCATGGACATTATTACTTTTTCTATAATGAAGACAATAAGCTTTCTCACCTTTTTGAATTGTCTGTCGGTCAATACTGTTTTTTACAGCATACATGAAAGCTTTTTCATTTAGATAGATCGGGACTACACGCATCTGGTGATCTCCCGTACTTGGTCAAAAGTACCTTTTTCATAACAAACTGAGCGAGAGAGCGAATTGAATACTAAAGTATTACCTCGCCACAAAGCCCAATGTGAATGCCCATTATAGCTTTTTCTAATGGCTCTCCACTTGCCATCGTTTGGAATATCATCAATAGATGTAATAGTCTTTTTCTCTACTGTATATTTATTGCCTGATACTGCAAGCATCAAAGCAGATGCATTCATTACAGTGCACTCGTCGTCTAACAATTTCTTATCATCAAAAGCACTAAGTAATGAAGTAGTTACCATGATGTCCATCAAGCCAGGTATCTCTCTTTCTTCTTTACCAGCCTTATCACAGAGTGCAGCGTAGATATAGTCCATTGCCAAACAGGCGTAATCGCCAAACACTTTCATCTTATCTTGTAGATTCATTTATTTCTCCTGTATATATTTAGTAAACTCATCAACCAAAAACTCTGGGTCTGCATACTGTACTTTAGCACCAGAGGGTCCAAGCTCAGTAAAATATAAAATGTCATCTCTTCTACAAGGCTGAATAATGTTTTTATTACAACTATAGCCAAAATGTTCGGGCAGTGAAGCAGCCCACAATACCATTACTTTGGTATTTCCTGTAATCAGATGCTGTAATGAAGAATCAATACAGAAAGCGCCTAAACAGTTGGTCTGTTTAGATAATACATAATATGCTAAATAAGGAACAGTGAAATGTTTACATCCATTCAGCTGAGGTTCATTTGGTAATGCATACTGTACAACTTCAACATCAGGATTCTTTTCTCTGAATAAGTCAACCCACTTCTGAGCTTTTTCTACAGGATAGTGGCGTTTCAATGGCTCATGTTCAAAGTCGTAAGATTTGTTTTGGTCGAAACCGATAGGGCTTTGACCTCCCCAAAACTGTACTAAAATAAACTTTTTGTCTTTCAGTTCTTTATTTATTTTTTCAACTTCTGTTTTCAGTTGAGGAAATACTTTATAAGGGTCAAGATACAACTTGTTATACTCTGCATCCAGAATAGCAGGCATACCAAGCAACTGTGTCCAAGCATCTTTGTAGTTCAACTGTTTTTTTATAAACCCGTCCATATCATACAGACGGTGTTCGATGATAGTAGAGTTGGTTGATGCTGCATCAAAAATAAAATCGCGAATCTCTTCGGGTTTGTAGTAGTCAATGTTTGCTGCTGCGAACAAATCCCAATAAGGCGAACGAACCATAAACTCTTCAGGCTGTACTCTCTCAAGTGCCTGTAAAACTCTGATACAAGCAATGTTATAGCCTGTACCGCCCCTGACGTCAATATACATCATCTTTTATTTCTCCTGTTATTTAGTTAGTAAAAATACTATAGTTTCTGTAATAAGAGCACTGCTAGCCACTAATGCTGTTGTTTTCCACAACTTTTTGCTTTGATTTGATTTCTGCAATTGTTTGCTTTGCTGCTGAATAATCTGATTTTGATTGTTCAGTGCGGCTTCCCAAGTCTTCGATTTCTCTGCCCACTCGTTCAGTAAGTTCTGCTGATTGTCTATCGTTGTCTCCAACTGTGTTAGCTGATTTTCTGAAACATAATAGTACTGCTCCGAGTGCAGTGGCAATAGCAGACAAAAAACCAATAATAAAATTCCCAACTTTTTCATTCATCAATATACCCGTTCAATTTTGCTTCTCTTTCAATCTCTGCGTATAATCTATCCAAAACTTCCATCGTATGATATGCTTTCACATAACGTAAACACCAATGAATAGTTTCATGTGTAGACTTTCCAACAGCAATGAAGTTGCCCTCATTTTCCAAATTACTATATTCA